CATTACAGTACTTGTTCGTGAAGTTCTCCCTCTTCCACATTGGCAGGGTCCACCATTTTTCAGTGGGCTCCTCAAATCCACCCTTTTCAAGCATAACTTGATCAATCTTGAACTCTTTGTAAGCCTGTGGAACAATATGATGAGGCGTTAGGCGATTGATCTCTGAATTTCGGATCAGTGAAAAGTTATTCCACCCGTCGTTCATGTACTGAATATATGCAAGCTTATGCACTCGAGCCATCTTTGTCTTGACGGCTGTGCGAAGCAAGAGTTCAAGATCATCGCAGATAGGAAGGAACTCCGAGTAGTTTCCCATTTCATTTAGCGTTGAACGACGCCAGATCCGCGGGTGATTGGGGACACCGACAATATGAGATAGTGTATAGTTATTGATATTAGGTGTTGAGATCACATTCACCCATGTTCCTCTATACTTTTGGCAGTAGTATCCTCCATATCCAAGACCAAAATGATCACCATACGAGTGTGTATTGCCATTCTCATAGAGATGAGCTGTGTCCATATACACAAATCCAACCGCCGAATCATTATCAAATACCTTAGCTGCATCTGCAAGGCAGTCTACAAGGATCTCATCATCATGATCCAGTTCTAGAATATACTTACCCCTACACATTGAAGCCGCCTCATTTTTCACATTTCCAATATTGCCACTATTTTCTGCTCGACGGTAAAGGCGAATTCGAGGATCCTTCTTTGCAAGTGTCCGTAAGAACTCAAAGTGCTTATCATCTGGAGAATCATCCACAACTACCCATTCCCAATCTTTAAGAGACTGTGCCTTTAGGCTGTTATATGGGCGATAGAACTTATCATAGGAGTTGTAGCAAGTGGTGAATACTGAAAAAATAGGACGTGTCATTTGCTGAGGGAGCAAACAGTTGTGAATGTAGCAATAGTTGACACCACGATTAAAGGCGTCAATGTCTTTGATGTTATCAGAAAAGTGAAGCCACCTCAAGCGCATGCGATTTACTAAAAGTCCCATTCGTCCATAGTACTCTGTTTCTGACTTACCGTAGGTCACGATAAGGTGATAATTCACATCAAAAAGTTTGAGAACATCTTCTGGATTGGATGTTGGATTAATCGTACAATTAAGTTTCTCTTCATTCGCTGAAAGAAACGTGTCAATTGAACTATACTCTTCGTCTCGGAAGAAGAGAATGTTTGGATATTTCATTATTCTATTCCATTTCTTTACTGCGTAAGTTCTGTCCGCAACTCCATAAGCATCTTTCCCAATACGTTCTTGCCCGGCCACTTGGATGGATCATTTGCTTTGGTTGTATCTGCAGAGGTTCCGATACCCCAGTACTTATCACGAGCAGACGCCTCACCAATTGGTCGCTTTCCAGTCTCCAACAACTTCGTCTTGAGATCTGGGTGCTGGATGAACTTAGCCTTGATTGCCATGCGCATAATACCGTCCTTGGTCTTGTCCCACTCCTCTTTGACAAAGTCCTTGACCTTCTTACCAAGTGCCTTCACAGCCTTAGGAGAGGGTGTCTTCAGAATCTTATCAGCAATGGCTCCATCGCCAAACTGCTTAGCCTTCGCCCACTGAAAGTAGTGCTCAACTGTCGGAAAGGTAATAGAGTCAATCTGGAAGGGGGCCTCATACATATTGGAAAGTGCACGCCATTCACCCTTGCCCTCATCAGCTCCGAAGAATAAGACGGGCTCGGCGCCGGGTTCAGCAGGCTTCTTGATGATCTTCTTTTTGGGAAGTGCCTTAGCTTCAGATGGCTTCTCCTGTTCTGAGCGCTCATCCTTGACCTCGGGTTCAGGTGGAGCAACTGGAATGGTTGCCTCTTGCTTCTCAGTCACCTTGGGCTTCTTCTGCTCTTTGGACTTCTCAAAGACGAAGCTCCTGTGAAGGAAGCTAAATGCCTGGTGCTCCTGGGTTAGTGTAATACTGTTCTGATCAGAATAGTGATCGGCAAACATTGTGCTTCCAATCAGATCGTATCCAGCCTCCTTGAGAACAGCCGTCATTTTCTCAAACGGCACCAGGTACTCCTTTTGTGGTTGCTCAAAGCTCTCCAACTTGACTGAGATCGCCTGACCAAACTCTTCTGTCCATCCAGTTCCATCATCGTATTCCTTGACGAACTCACCAAAGATCTGACGACCTGCACGGAACATGTGGCTCTTCTTGCCTAGCATCAGAGCGTACACTGAAGCGCCATCCAAGCAAGTTCCAAAGAACATGCCCTTACCGTGGTTCTCTAGGTTGGACACAAATACCTTGAATGTCTCCTCCGACTCACATGCATAGTGAATCGCCATCTGACAGGAGATAACATCAAACTCCGTGTGTCCCGCGAACTTGGAGAGATACGGCGTAGGAGCTGGTTCGGTTCCAGTGACAATATTTGCATACTTGTTATCGCCCTCGAAGAGAGGCTTGGTCATGTCTCCGTAAATGAAGAGCACTGGAGGCAAGTACTCATTTGGATGATTCATCTTTTCCTTCAGGTAGCGGACACACGCTCCTTGGCGGGGCGAGAGTAGACAGGCTGATGATGAATCAATACCCACAACCAGTGATGGCTTGGTCCTCTTCCATTTCAGAAGGTCACCGGCGCGACCCACTGCAAGCTCAAGCAGGGAATCACCGGACTTGATCGCAGACCGATACAAACTGTCCTTGATCCGATTGTGGAATCCATAGACATCCTTGAGAATCCTGTCGCGTGCATCTAGATTATCACGATAATAGAGATCGTCTTCAAAGGTTGAGTCTGGTGGATTTGCAACAAGATCACGAATCATCTCCTCTGTGATCGGCACGTGAATGTTGGTCCAGATCGAATCGGCAACTGAAATGTCATTGCCAAACTGCGGGCGACCCAGAACGCGATACTGATGGGTTTTATCGTAGCGGGTTCGCATGATAATCCAGCGCCCCTTGTCGGTGTCATAAGCGCACTCAATGATCGTATTGTCCTCCACGCGGTTTCCATCCTGATCAATCGGCACCCCCTTCTCATTCAAAGGCAGTGCAACGATGTGGGCTTCAGGAGCCTTGGGAACCATCGGTTGAAATGGAGACGGAACACGATCCTGTCCACGGTGCTCAGGAGGAATCTCGGGGGGCGTGTACTCACCTGTCATCGTCTCACAAGGATATACGATATCGCCTGGGGTCCGTGAGACATACAAGATTCCCTTGACTACCCGCTTCTCCAGAACCGTGTCAAAGCTCTCACCAGGCTTGAACTTGACCAGAAAGTCAATACTGTTGTGGCTTGCAGGCTTCCACTTATACAGATTCAGCCACGTGCGTCCCTTACGCTCCTTCTCTGGAGCCACCGGTGAAGACTTTGGTGTGAAGATAAGACCATCCGTCGGATACTCGAAAGCTGTATCCAGAATCTTGCGGATTGCCTCTTGCATCGCCGGTCCATCACCTGCAAGGAACATCTTGGTCACCACTCGCAACGGCTTGTTGGATGGAAGAGATGTGAAGTCTGTCGAGATCTGAGCAACAAAGTCACGGGCACATCCAAGACGTGAAGGTCCATCTGCAAGCAGTGGCAGGCGACGAACGTCCTTATTACGGAACCAGTACACATCAAAGATGCAGAACATATTGCGGTCAGCAAGATACTCACCATCGATAATATCACCGATGTGGATGTCATTTGTAGCTGTCAACCCAGTCCAGGTCACCACTGAGCTAGGTGTGATACGCAAGACCCGCTTGTCTCGCATCACGACAAGGAAACAGCGCTCACCGTCTGCCTTGTTTGTGACTGTGTAGCCGGTCAGAATATTGTTTGAGCGATCGACCTGAAGGTGTCGGCGCTCCAAAGTCACGGGGTTAATGAACGGTGTTCGCGTCATTTCAAACTCCATTGCATAGCGCTTTGTGTCAGCATTGGACAGCAGGAACTGCGAGCCCTGGAAAGCTGAGAGAACAGGTGCAATATGCTTGATCATCGACTCGGTAATGACCTCTGCCGACTTAGTCCGATCTAAGACCTCCAACTCAAGCTCGTAGTTAGGTGTCTGCTTAAGGATTTCTGCAAAGGTCTTGGTCTGCTTGGTCTTGGACTTGCTCTGGGAGAAATCATACCGAACTACACCATCCAAGCTCGTCCATGACTTGCGATGCAGGATGCGCACATGGGAGGCGGCGTCCATAGGAGCTCCAGAGAAGTCCTTACGAAGATGCTCCTCGTGACGAAGTGTGAAGCGGACTGAAGCGTCAGGAAGGTCAATCATATCGGACTTACCGGAGATTGCTGTGACGACCTCGAAGTACCGACGCTTGCGCTCAACTTCTAGAGGAACGCCCCTGAAACTGCCTGTTGTGCAGACTTTGTGAATGTTCTCAGCTCCAACGACGACTACACGAAGTCCGTCGGAATATGAGAAGGTAGCACGATGCTCCTCCACTGGAGCACCACGGGAATATAACTGGATAGTAGAGACGATGCGATCCGCAACGTCCTTGGTGTGAATCTGACTGGGAAGAATTTTACACTCGAGTTCTGCGTGGGTGTCCTTCTTAACGAGCGAAGCAAACTCTTTGAGGTTGTTTCGTGCGGTAGAAGGGAGAAGGGACTCCATTTGCCTTATCTTTAGGTGTGAAGGATTTACATCCATTTTAACTCCTACGTTCGTAGGTCTTTCGTTCAAGTGCATCAGCTTCCATCATCTTGTGTTGGTCAAGATAAAAAGCAATCATTTTTTCGATCTCGAGTATACACTCATCTGGAAGGACATCTGATGAAACGAGAACGCCAGTCTGTGTCCGTGTGAAAGATTCCGTATACTTTTTGATAATTCCAAAGACCTGGGCATGTTCATTTGCATCAAGGAGCTCCAGCCGTTCCTTCATTTTTTCCTTCCGGCTTCGGTTCATTTATACTTGGAGCAACAGTACGAACCATCTTCTTCCTCCGCGCGTCAGTAGGTGCCTTTGTCTTGTCGAGTGAGACGGTGACTGTGCGCTTCTCTGAATCACCTGTGCCAACCGGTGCGGCGATGACCTGTTGTGCCTCAGGCTCGGCTTCCTCCTTCTGGACAGCTGGGCGGATGACCTCTAACAGCTTTCCAAGGACGACGATGGTTTCATCACCTTGCTGGAATCGGCTTCCGACCACCTCAAACTCAATCGTCTGTCCCACGTCGACCTCATCAAAGTCAGAGTTTCCGATGTGAAGATCGCGAGGCAAGAGGACCTTGATTGGATCTGTCTCGGCGTGTAGACCAATCTTACTCTTGAGGGTCACAGGAGCCCTGAACTTCTGTCCGGCATGGGGAAGACATAGATCGGCTTGGAAACGGACACTGTAATCCAGACCTCCCTTGAGGATGTTTGTGCGTCCGAAGGAATGCTCGGTGATTGTGATACTACGAGGCTGAACATATCCCTCTGGAAGACAGATACCTTCATACTTGTGACGCAGTTGGGCTACAAGACTTGCATGGATATTACGTTGGAGGAAGCGGGCATCAATGTGGACGGAACGATTTAGTTCGCGACGTTCATAGAGTGCGTCCATTATGCCTTCTTGGTTCTAGAGTGGATACTTTTCGTTTTACAGCAACGAGTTAGTCTTTCATAAACTTCTTGAGAGTCTTCTTGACATCATCCATATCAAGGACCTTGATTTCTTCAGGAGTATACCAGGCGCAGTTATGTTGTTCGCGGGCAAGAAGCTCTGCGTATGCGCAAAAAGGTGCTCCCTTCAGGGCTCCCGGAACACCTACCTTATTGACGTCGAGAAACTTGGCGATTCCCTTCATGCGGTTCACTGGATTCTTACCTGTTCCGCAAACAACTGGTTTATTGCTGTTTCGGATAGGAGTTTCATCTTCATCTTCGACTGTAGGAGTCAATGTAAGGATTCCGTTTGGAGCAACGGAGGCAATAATCTTTGTCTTATCGGCTACAAATCGGTCAATCAGAGCCTTCTTCCATTCCTTGTACTTTGTCAGATCCTCTCCAACAAGGTCCAGTTCCTCACCCGTCACCATAATGTCTGTATCGGGGATTCGGAGACGATCAGCAAACGGTAGATCGGGGTTCGTGGCTAAGTATGCCTTCTTTTCAGCGGGCGTAAACTCGTGATCAAAGATGAATCCATTCTTGACCTCCTCTGAAAAGCGGGTTCCAGAATCACCTGGAAACTTGTATGCGTTTCGCTTAGCATCCAAGATGTCAGCTTGGAGAGGAGGTGCCTCTTCACTCGGAGGCGGGGCATCTGGGAGTGGAATTTCAACCGGTTTGCTAGGTTTAGTTGTCCTCTCAATGACCGTGCTGTTTGGCACATCAATTGGAGCTAGAGCATACAAATCACCCTTTGACTCAAGAAGACTCGGACGACCAAAGGAATCCACAAATCGAAAGGAACTTGCAATCGACTGTTGCAGGGTGTAGATCACCACTTCGCGACTGAACGGCTTCAACGCCGAGAACAACTGCTCGCGGTCCCAGATGGATTTATCAATGAAGAGCTTTCCAAGTTTGGTCAATATCTCATCACGAGAATCCAAGTAGCTTGAAAGTGGGCGGACGTGATCTGGATCTGCAACGCTCTCGGTCACCTTGCACTGCTCAATGTCCGGCGCTTCATCAAACGTGGGAGCCAACATTCCTTTCAGACGATAGGCCACTTCTTCACGTCCCTCATCTCGGATCTGAGGAACGACCAATTCTCGCCAATCAGCTGGCAGGGAAACTTGCATAGGGCAATCCATTGCAGATTCGGCCAATACTTTGCGAACCTTTGCAATACGCATTCCCTTTGCCTCCACCTTTGTGCGGTACGTGTATTCATCAAATGCCTCGCGCTTCTCCTCTGCGCGGATGATGTGGAGATACACCGTGCAGTTCTGCTCCTTAGGAACCAAATCTTGGTGACTGCATGTGCGCAAGGCGCGACCTACAACCTGTTCAATACGGCTCATGTTCCACCAAGGATCTAAGATATGGACTTGACGGATGAATCGGAAATCAATACCTTCTGCAGCCAATGGACTTGTCACTACAACCTTGATGTTCTTGCCCGTTACATTTGCACGGTTCTTGACGGCTGACAACATGGTAGAAATCTCAGCATCTGAAGCGTTGGAGGACAGCATGATATATTTACCTTTTGGTGTTCCTTCATAGCTAGAGCCGATAAGGAGTGGTTCACCCTTATACGGTGTATACCCATGCTCCTCTAGTGCCAGAACAAATGGTAAGGCTCCACGCTCAACGTAGTTTGAATAGACCAAGCAGACACCTCCTGAACTTTCAATCGAGTTTAAGACCGTAACAAACTTTGCCGCATACTCGGGTAGTTTCTCAGGGGTCAAGAATGGCTCTCCGATATACGAATATTGATTCTTCGTTTGTTTGAAGGTTTCTTTGAATCGCTTGTCGTCTGGAAACACCGAGATGGTCGGAATAATCATTGCCTGACGCTTGCTGTCATCATCTTCGCGCTTCGACGAGGTGAGAATCTTCTTCTGATAGCCCTTTGCCTCAGAGGCTACAAGTGACAAGTACTTGATGCGATCTTTATCAGGTATATCAGGACCATTGAATCCCTTTGTCATCTCCGTATTTGAAGAGATGACAGGCGGGGGAAGACGAAACGGAAAGGTGAATGGGCTCTCACCCTTCACATAGGATACATAGTCTTGACACCACTGGCGGAACTTGATCTCGGATTCGCCTCCCTTGAGTTCGGCTTCGTTCGTAAAGAATTCAGATGCTTTCAGGGTCGTCTTGAAGGGCTGTTTACGTTCATTCCACAAGAACAGGTTCATATAGTACATGATTT